GCTCATTAACCGCTTTACGCTTTACCTCACTTAACGCATCATCTGGCTTTAATGGATCATCGATTATAATTGCACCGCTAAACAACTTGCTATCTGATACACCAGCTCCGAATCCCGTTATAGCTCCACCAGAAGCAGTCGCATACACACCACCACCTTGTTCATTAAACCACTTCTTTTTACCTTGCGCATCTTTTTTTAACTTCATGCTCCAGAACCTTTGAAACGATTCGCTTTCTATATACTCTTTAGCTTGGCTAGAGTTGTCAAGTGCTAAGTCGTCCGAATAAGATAAGTGTATAAACTTTGATTGTGGATTAATAGCAAGACCATAGCCTATAAATGATTTTACTGCAAGTTCTGTTTTTCCATAACGTGGAGGTATGTTAATTATTAAACGCTTTACTTTACCATTTATAACTTCCATTAACTTATCTGCTATAATACGAAAATGAGGTGCTACAATAAAGTTTCGCCTTGTATTTTCTTTGTAAACATACCTAGTGTAAAATAACAAGTCGTTTTCACACATCACCTTTAAAACTTTCTCCTCGTTAGTAAGCATCATTTAAAGTGTCTTTAATTCTCTTTATTTCGTTATCGTCTAAATCTTTAGTTTCGATATTGAAATTAGTTTGTGTCACTTCTTGTGGAGCTTTTCCAAATATGTGTTCCGCAATGAATAATTGACCCCTTTGACTATCCATCAAGGTATCTTTTATAAATGTTATCTTAGCTTGCTCTTCTATTTCGGTATTATACAACTCCTTAAGCGCTGTTACAAATAAGTTATTTACCTTTTGCTCTTCGGATACAGATTTACGCCCCGCTCCTTTTCTTGCTCCTCCTCTTTGTTTCTTTTCTTCCATTTGAAAAAAGTTTGTTTATTCATAATCAATCTAAATAACCGCCATATTTCAGGCGGTTGGGTTTTACTTCTTAATTTTTAATTCTGATTGAATGTAAGGGATGATATACAACAAGATGTTAACCAAAATAAATATCCTATCTACTCTGTCTATTTCGTATTTAAAATACAATATATGAATTGTAATTGCAATTGCTAATAAATGTCCTATTATTCTTAATGCTTTTTTCATAAAACTATTTTTTAACAGGCGTTACTTTATATCTTATTTTTTTTGCTTTTTTAGCATAAAATGATTTTGCTTCATCTAAACTAAAACAAGTCTTACTTGCTTTTTTACCTTGTTGGCAAAATATAGGCCTGTTATTGTTTTCAAAGTGATTTATTGCTTCTTGTAAACTTTTTGCTATTGGGATCATAATTCTTCTAATTTATATTTATTTTCAAGCAATATATTCATTGCTTCTGCTTTTTCTTTTATTCTGAAAATATTCGCATCTTCTTTATTAGATGTATCCTTCCAAGAAACTATACCGTCACAAACTTTAACTTTAACAACATAACATCCTTCACTCACTAAAACATACTTCGGCTCTTTTTTTACTTCTGCCCAAGTTCCGTTATTGAAAACAACCCATGAGCCTTTTTCTTCTTTGCCTACCCATAATACGTTATTAATCAAATGATAAAAATCAAACTCATAACCCCTTTTATTAGCTTCTTTAACTAAAGCTTTTTCGATTCCTGTACATGTTGCTGGGCGGTCTGTTTTTTGGTTGTATTCCGCACCATTATCAATATTAAACCAGTTACCGTTAGCATCAATCCCGTATTTCAAAATATTATCTTTAAAATATCCCAAATATTCTTTATACCTATCATCCTTCGCCCATCCAGTAAAATTAAACACCTCAGGAAATAAATCTTTAATGTCAAGTTATTGGCTTGCGATTTTTCTAATTTGTTCTTCTGTAATATTCATGTTGTTGTTTTTAATTATTTAAACATGTTTCTTTCTCTCTTTTAGCATTTCATTGGCAGTTATATAAGCTCTTATAGATAAGCTTTTTTCATCTTCTAACCATCTACCTTTAATTAAAAGTCCTTGCATTGCAAACTTTGCAAATTCATCTCTTAGTTTGCTTTCCTCTAGTTCTTCAAATCCACTTTCCATGTCTTTAAATATTATTATTAATCTTTATTTTGTTAAGCAAATATAGCGAAAAATAAATAATAATTCGCTATATTTTTAGTTAATTTTATTGGTTAATTGTTTTAAATTGCTCGTAACCTTCTACTATTACAATCAATACCGTATCTCTTGGTAAGTCGCTATACATATAGACGTTTGTAAGCCCTTTTTTCAATTCTTGACCTAGTAAGTTGTAAACCACAAAAGGCGCGTTTAAATCGGTGTTTATGTCGAAAACTGGCATATCTAAACTATTACAATCAAGTTGAGAATTAACATAGTTGATAGCGTTACCATTTTGTATATTAAGATTTCCTTGAACGCAAACTTTACTTGGAAAGTTCGGACAGTAAGAAATAATAGTTAACGAGTGCCCGTTAACGTTCATATTACCAGTAATCACTAAATCTACACCAGAAATATTAAGAACAGCATCGCCGTTCATATTCAAGTTATGAATCGTTACAGTTTCTTTAGGGAAGCAATTCCCTGTACTGTTTTCGATTACGTGATTTCCTGATAAATTAAGGTTTTGCGCTCCTGCCATCATTGTAATAGCTAAAAAAATTGTTGTAAAAATTGTTTTCATTGTAAAATATTTAATTGTTAATTATTTTTTATTTTTTTTAATTATGGCGAATTCGCCATAATTAAAGTACAAAGATTATTTCTATACCCCCATTAAAAATCCACATATCCCCTTCATAAAATTCAGAATCCGAACGATAAATATATGAAGCCATTAAGCCTAAACCGATACGTTCAGTAATGTAATATTGATAGCCACCCTCAATTCCAGCAATCGGGTTTCTGTTACCCTCTCTGAAATTCACACCGACTAATCCGCCTATATAAACACGTGAATCTTCAAACATTCCTAGATGCTTGTTAAATCCAACTGCCCCATGATATTGGAAGTAACCGACATTGTTAAGCTCAGGAAAAGAATATATACCTAACTTAAAATAGGTGTTATCCATTTGGTAATCTAAATTGGCTCCAAAGTTAAAGCCATCTTTTATTATTGCATTTGGCTCTGTGTTTATGCTCATTGTAAAGCGTTTGTCACTATTTCCAATTTGCCCTACTGATACAGTAGACACTAGTAATACTAAAATTAATTTAATTGTTTTCATAATTAAAGATTTTCTAATTGTTTTTTAAAAGTATTTATTGCGAAAGAAGTATTAACCATTGCTATTTGAATTAATTCTTCAATTTCTTTTTCTGTTAAAGATTCTATTTTACTGTAATATTTAGACAGCTTATCTTTTTCTATTTCTAGTTTTTCAATAGTTTTAAATATACCGTTTGCTTGGTTCAAAGTTTCTAATGTCATGATATTAAAATTTTCTAACTATCCCAATTGATCCCGAATAGATAACTTTAGGGTCTGCGCCCGAAAATAACATATCTTCCCTATGATCTCCAGTAGCCCTTAATCTTAGTGATGTTTTTTCGTTCAAAGAGAAGTCAATGCCACCCTCAATTCCTGCTAATGGGTATCTTTCGTCTCCTCTGAAAATAGTACCTAACCTAACACCTCCATAATACCTAACCTCTTCAAAATATCCCGATGTTAAGTTAATACCAAGACCTCCAGCGTAATCGAAATAGCCACCTTCTAAATCAGGTAATACTTGAATACCTATTTTGACATAACCCCAATACTCTACAAGTTCTAATTCAGTTGTAATGTTTGGTGATTTCTCTTTCCAAGTAGCAACTGGATCAACCATAAATGATGCGTTGAAATACTCTTTTTCTCCAAATCTAATTTGCCCTACTGATACAGTAGACACTAGTAATACTAAAATTAATTTAATTGTTTTCATAATGTTTATTTATTTATTGTTTGTAATTCTAAAGCCGTTTTTAACTCTTCATTAGCTCTAGCTATCATTGTTTTATTTATTTCAATCTGTCTTTCTTTTCGTTTAATAAAACTGCTTAAAGCTAATTCTTTTGTCTCGTAAGCAAATCGTTTTCCATTTCCGCCTTTTAAAACAAATTTTTCTTTTCTATTAAATACAATCCAATAACCTTTATTTGTTTCTCTTTTAATTTCAAAACTAATTACTTGTATTTCTGCATTAAATTCTTCAGAAGATAGGTCTGAAATATATCTATATAATTCTTTCATTTTGTTTTGTTTTTTAAAGCGGGTTCTCACACCCGCTGGATTAATTAATTTGTTTGGTTAATCTTGTAATTTAATCTAAATCTAATATTAAAATCTTTATTGGAATATTTCGCATTCCATTGTGGTAAACTGCTATTTCGTTTCTTGAAAAGTGATTATTCAGCTTTAAATTAAATAATCTGCTTTCTTTTAAAGATTCGTAATATTCGTTATTATTATGCCACATAAGAAGATGTTTTACTATTGAAGGCATTAATATTTCTATTTCGTCATTTTCAAGTTCGTACTCTTGGTATAAATCGTTTTTTGAATTTTGGATAAAATTTAAAATACCTTGTAATTTTTTACTATTCATAATATTGTTTTTAACTATTGATTATTTTTTTTCTTGCCTCACTTGAATCAGATGCAGATTTCTGTAGCTCTTTAAAATTATCTGGAAAATAACTGATAGCCGTTTTTCTATTTAAATCAAACCAAAATTTAGAAAAATCCATGTAGTTTTCAAATTTGTATTCGTTACCGTATTTGTCTGTAAAATTATTATAAACTTTCATAATGTTTTTTTTAATGTTATGCTTTATTGCTTTACAAAGATAGTAAAAAAACAATACGAAACAAATAAAAGTTTAATTATTTTTTTTTTAATAAATGATTGGCGACATTGAAACGATCGCCAATCAGGGTGTTATAAGCAAGCTGCTACGTTTCTGCTCCGAATGAAAGTTCCCCATTGAGAAGCCATACCATCGGCAATTCCTTTGAATGTTTTTGAACGTGCTTTTCGCCTTTCTTCTTTTGGCAGTTTAAATGTTTCGTAATGCAATCGGCTATCAGTTCGACCGCTTTTGTGAATGATAATATCGGGTTCAACTATTTCAGTCGGTTCTAATTTTGGTAATCCGGCAAGCCACAAACAAGTGCTTTTCCTTTCAGTATGCCTAAATTGGTAAGGCTGTATAATTTGATTTGGCTTTTTATAAAGTCGGCTCATTATTCCTATTGGGTTTTCAATGTAACCACATCCAATTTGTTCCAATGCTTCGGCACATTTCAAAAAATGTTCAACCGCTTCGGCTCTTTGTTCGTGGATATTTGGAAACCTTTCAGCATATTCCGGCTTATAGTATTTATTTGCTGCAACTGTTAGCCTTGTGCATTCTGGGTGCATTCCTAAAAAATCAGGTTCAATCAATTTTATAGCTTCAAAGCAATCCATTTGCAAATGCCTTTCGGGATATTTTCCACTTGCCGGTAATAGGTCGCAACTATACGCATCGTGTCCAGCGTTCAAAAATGCTTCCATTACAGTTTGACTTTCTTCGTGTGTTATTAATACTTTCATAAATTTAGTTTTTAAATCCGCACTAATGCTAATATATGCTATAAGCAATTTGTAGAATTTTAGTTTTTCAGTTCGTATTTTTTAGTGGCAAACTGCTCATAGCATCCGCCGTTAAATTTTATTTTCCACACGTGCAATTCTGACAATCAGCAGCACATTTGTTATTCATTAAATCTTGAAAAACCTCTTTAGGCATTTCTTTTTTCTGCTTGTTTACTTTGATTATGAAGCATGCGTATAATATTATAGATATGTATATTATTATAATTACTATCGCTGTTATTATATTTGTGTTCATTTTATTGAGTTTTAATTATTGTTATTATAAATTTCCTCTGCTTTTCCTGTTAATTTCATAATATTAGTTGTAATATGTTTTATTCCCCTTTTCGTCTATTACTTCGATTCTTCCCCAATTCCAAGTAGTCTCTGTATTGCAACTATAAAACCGATGTTTCTTTTTTGCTGTCTGAGAGTACGACTTGAAAAATTTTTGCAACGCATTATATATTGAGTTGGCTTTTATTTCCTCAAAATCATGCTGATTAAGGGTGTTAAATCCAAATAAACCCCAACACTCTCTTATTTTGTAAACTTCCATAAGACGTGCTTTTTTTCTTAGTTTTGTTATGTGTTTTGCTTTCATAATACTTTTTTTAGGTTTTTTTGTTCATTTTCGATAACTGCTGTATTCATGGATTTACTATTTTTAGATTTTTATAAACCCAATCCCCTAAATCAATCAACCCTAGATTGTAACTAGCAGATGTCGTATGTATTACCTCAAAAGATAATTTACTTTGGGTAGAAATAAACTCTCTCATTTTTAAATCATGTGTTTGAACTATGTCTCCTTCATAAATTTCTACTCCGTTTTTATCTTTTAACCCCGTGAATTGTCCGACTGTTTCAGGCACAACAAAATCATGATTCATAAAATCTCCAATAATACTTTTGCCCATTAAATAACCATACACCCACTCTCCGTTATCTACTTTTTTACCTCTGAATTTAATTTCTCTCATAATTTCTGTTTTAATTGTTTTTTAATATAATTCTTACTCGTTTTTGAACCTCTATACTTTCTTGTTGTTTTAAATGGTTTCTGTTCATTTTTTCTCTTAAATCAGAAGTTCTAACACTTAAATCTTGCCAATATTTCACTAAATCCCTCGACTCCTCATTATCTTTTATGTTTCCTGCGTTTTCCATTGCTCCATGAACAAAAGCTTCTAATTATGCCATTAACAATAATTCTTTACCTGTGATATGCATAATGTTTCGTTTTAATTATTTTACACAATTACTACATTCTTTATAATCGTATCCAGTTAGTTCATAAAAATACACTTCTGTATTACAATTATAGCATTTTGTTTTTTGTGCATAGTTGTGATAAATAGAAGTCAAGTACATTTTATTGAATAGTCTATTATAATCTTTTATAACTTTTTCGTTAAAATCAAAACATACAGAGTTGTCTTTTACAAAATCAATAAGTTTAAATTTTCTTTCGTTTTCAAATTCTTTTAAATCAAAAACATCTTGATTGCTTAAATAAAATTTAACATAGTCATTAGTATTACTTACTGTGTCTAACGGAGCTTCATTAAACAGCTCGCAAACAAAATACATTTTAGCAAAGAAAATCCATTTTAACTGAATATCTTTTACGCAGTCTAAGTTTACATTTAAATATACATTATTAACCAATTCTTTAGGTAAATTTTCTGTTAAAAAATCCAGCAATTCTTCGCCTATTTCCTTATCAATATTTAAATAGAAATATTTTATTTTTTCTATTTTTAAATTAGTTTCTTTTGGAAAATCATTAATCCCTAAATTTTCTAAATAATTTTTTAAATCTTTCATAATATTTCGTTTTAATTACAATGCAAATATAAACTAAAAATATTTAAAAACAACTATCTTTTGATTTTATTTTAAAGAATTTTTCTTATTTCAAAAGGTATATTGTGTTCTTTTGCATAATCCATTCCATACTGCATGCCTTTACTTGTTCCGTAATCAATATAAAACACCTGTAAATCCGCTACCTTTTTCCATTCTAAACCAGCATTTATACCTTGTATTCGTTCACTTTCTATTTCGTCATTTAATATTCCTTCTTGCGTGTAAAGTAAATGTGATGCAATAGGACACTCACCACGCATCAAACTATCCCTAACACATAATCTTGCGTATCTTATATTCCTTTCTACAAATCCAGCGTAAGGGCTTTCTAGTATTACTTTTTTCATCTTTTTTGTTTTTTTGTGAAAATTAATTTTTCATTAACGCCTTCACGAATTACAATCTTTTTTTCTTTTACTAACTCGTTTAGGTGTTTTTTTAGCGTTTTTATATCGATTACAAGACTTTCTACTAAAAACGATAATCTTACACCGCTTTTGTTTTGTAGTGCCTTATGTCGCTTTATAATCGTTTTTAGTATTTCGTCTTTCATTTTAGTTTATTATTTTCCCGTGTTTAATTATAAAATAAAGTTTTCCTTCTTCTGCTCCCCATTCAGTATTCCCGAATCCAATTTCTATTCCTTTGTGTTCTAATTTTAATATTCTTTCAGTATCTCCTGATTTTGGATAACCTAGAGTTATTGTGTTTTGCGAGAACTTTTTAAAAAATCCATTAGGACAAGCGTTTAAATGACAATTAATATCTTCTATTGTTTTGCAATCCCAAGAAAAATCATTATTTATTAACCTTTTTATCCAATAAGGTGTTATTTCTCTGTAATCTTCGGTTTTTATTCCTGATTTAGTCATTTCAAACCATTTTATTTTTAATGATAATTGTAAATTTTTCATAATCTTGTTTTTTAAATTATTGTTTTTCTTCTTCTAAAATTCGCTGCGTAATCGCATATGCAACTAAACCGCCTTTATTATTTTTATTTTCTTCTGATTTTGCGTAAAATTCTAACGCCCAAAAAATAACATCCTCTACTCTCTCAATGTGTATTTGATTTTTCAACTCGTCTATTAAAATCTTTTTTGCTATACTCATGGTTTTGTTTTTTAAATTATTGTTTTTTATAGGTAACGCCTTTTTGTTTAGATATAAAACGTTATTACTCGGCGTGCGAAATACCTAATGAGTTATAATGTATGTTTTCAAGAAGTTCTATACATTCTTGATTTGAAAGAGCTATTTTTTCAATATAATCTCTTATAAAATTAATTTCCTCTCTGTTTTCTAGTTTTTCTAAAATCTTGCAAATCCGAAAGAAATCTTTCCCACTGCCTTTTTGTATTGTTTTATTTTTAAATTCGCTCATTTTAGTTTAAAATTTTTAATTATTTTTTAAATTATTGTTTTTTGGTTTTGTTCTTTTTTTGACTTGAAGAAGTCAATCAACACTAATTTCTTAGCTCGAATTTCGATTTTTGACTTTGCAAGGTCGTAGCTTTGGTTTTGTTCGTTGCTTACAATCGCTTGTACAATCTCTTTGAATTGCTTTCTTGCGCCTTTATCTTCCGATGTCTTATTTCTATATTCGTCTTTTATTTGTTGCCTTGCGAGTTCTGTTTTATTGGAGTAGTACATTTGAAGTTTTGGAGTATTTAGAGCTGGCATTTTTAAAATACCTATTTCGATCAGGTGCTTAAAAACATTTATGTAAGGCTCGGAGATATCTCCAGTCTCTAAATATTCAGAATATCTGCTGTTAACCGCATCATTCATTATTTTGTCTATTTCTTCTTGGCTCATGGTTTTTTCTTCTAATTGTTTAACAATATTGTTATTTGTTTTTTCTTGTATTTTCCATTTCTTGTATTTTTTTAAGATAGTCGAAATGTATGCAGCGTCAAATAATTGGTAATGTTCTGTTTTTTCCTCGTAGATGTTATAACGCTCTAGCTCAAATGCTTTAATCAGCTCCTCAAACGATAAGTTTTTCATGTGAGTAGTGAGCATATTAATTATATCTTGCTTAATCATATTGTCAACGGGCGCTTTAACTTGCATTAATAAGCTTGTTTGCGCTATCCATCCAGTAATTAAGAAAACAAAGTTTTGGTTTTTCTTTAGTTCTGAAATCTTTTCAAAATCAAAAGACTTTTGCAAAAATGATCTTGTAGGCAGAAGTATAATCGCATTAACTTCTTCTTTTTTTTCAATGAAATACTTTTCAGAATTTTCTATTACTTGTAAATTACTCATGTGTTTTAGTTTTTATTGAGGTACATAAAGTCCAGTTGTATCCAAGTTTTGTTTTATAGTTTCCATCGTTTGACGACCTGCAACAATCTCATTTTCTTTTTTTGCGGAACTTTTTTCTTTATTGAAATTTTTATCGTTTTTAGCCCAAGTTTCTAATCTTCTACTTAACGACCAAGTTTTCTCTAATTCTTGTTTAAATTTTGTATTTGACTTATTTGGCTCTGTCCAGTATTTAAAAAAGTCATTCAATAAATCTTTTCCGTAAATTTCTAAAAAAGGTTTGAGTGTGGAAGAAAATTTCAATTTTCGTTCTTCTATATTCTTTTTAATTACATTAACAGTATCATTTACATTAACAGTATCATTTACAGTTGGATTTGTTGAAGTTTGTTCAACACTTTCAACACTTGTTGGATTTGTTGTGTTTTGTTCTTCATTTTTTAACGCTCTTAATTCTGCCGAACGCTTACCAGCATCGCTTCTTTTTTGCTTAACATCTTCAAATTTTATTAAATCCCTTTTTAACTGCAACTCTATTGGTTTCCAAGCTGTTAACACAAGTCTATCTTCTAATACGGGGTTTTTGTCGTTTACATATTCTAATAAATGATTAAACAAAATACCTTTTTCTTCGTTGGTTAAATGTTCTATACTCTTTAATAAATCAGAATATAACACAAAAGATTTTTTATCTGTTGCCATTACTCTCTCCTTTCTCTTCCCACTTAGGGCAGTATTTTTTTATATGCGTAAAAGCTTCATGAACTGGAACGCCAAAGACTGAGAAATCACAATTATTTACCTCCCATTCTTGAAAAAATTGAGGTTCATTAGCTCCGTTATTGTCTTTTGAAAAACATTTGTTCTTACATGATAAACACCCTTTTATTTGCGGATTTTTCCAGCACTTACAATTGCTTTCATGATCTAACGCTTTTTGTTTTTTCCAAAATCCTTTTCCACATTCTGAGTAATATCTTAATACTTTTTTAGTTTTCATAATTTACAATGTTAAGTTTTTAAATAAATTTTTTACTTTCCTAATTTTATCAATGTTGCTCCGTTAACCATTACTATTTTTAAAGATTCTTCTTTAATCATCTGATTAACCCTAGCTCTTGTTACACCTATCAATTTTGCATATTCGCTTTGGGTGTATAAATCTTTTCTAAATTCTTTACTCATTATACAATGTTTAGTTTTTTATGTCAAAAAAAGCAGTTCTTTACCGCTATTGTTTTACAAAGATAGTCTTTTTTTTATAACTACCAAATTATTTTAAATAAAAAAACCAGCAATATTTGGATTTTGCTGGTTAAATAAATTTAGAATTAAAATTGTTTGTTGATTAAAAAATTTCGGATATTCAAAATACTACAAAAACAATAAATAATCTTCTTTATATTATTAGATTCTTACAAGATAATAACTTTTTCAACTTTTAAACCTTGTAATTATAAATCGGAGCTATTTTGAGCCTCTTTTTATTAAGACAAATATACGATTATTTTATTACTATTTCTATTTCTTTATTCAATTTTTTTACTATTTCTTCAAATCTACTAAATCTTATTTGACTTCTTGACTTAATCCAGTCGTGAAGCAAGTATTTATCAACGCCTATTAATTTAGCAAATCCCTTTTGCGTCATTCCTGAGCTAAAATATAATTTAGCTAATTGGTTATTTAAATTGTATTGTTTCATTTTATTAAGTTGTTTAATTCAAAGCGTAAATTTTCAGAAATATCTAGTTTCAAGATATGATTAACCGAGTGTTTTACTTTTTGTTTTTGTCGGTTTTCAAAGTTAGCTTGTATATTACTTTCGTTTTCCTCAATCTCCAATATCGAATCCATGTTTAAACGCGTTTCGTTTTTACGTTCTTTAGTTCCAGTAACACAAACCACGCCTATATCTAATAAATCGCTTAAACGTGCGGAAACGGTTTGATGCTTCATGTTTAAGTTTATTCTTATTTCGTTTAGCGTTAACTTTGGAAACTTTAAAATATAATTGTAAAGCCTTGTTTTGTCGGTTTCTATTTTGCCAGTTGCTAACTGGTGCATGAATGTTTTATAACTTGCGTTTGTCATAGCGTGTCGTTTAAATAATTATCTATAATATCTTTTGTTTGTTCGAAAGACCACGAAAAACAAGCAAAATAACCTTTACTGTTTAGTTCGTTAATTGTTTTTTGTTGCCCTTGTAAATGATTGCTTTTTTTGAGTTCTCCAGTTTTTTTAAACGGTGTTTCAATTTTTAGCTCAATAAATAATCCGTGATATTTTTTGTTAGGTTCTAAAATCAAAACATCTGGACAATGAAAATCTTTTTTTTGTATTTTTTTATTACGTGCCAATTGCGGGAAAGTCATTCGTAGATTTGCCACCGTATCGCTTAAAAATAAAACGTTTTGGTGTTGGTATTTTAAGTAATTACACACCATGACTTGTAAGTTATATTCGGGTTGTTTTTTCATAATTAAATCATTTCTGCAACTTTTTCAGTTAGTCCATTTAAATACTCTCTGCATTTTACAACTTGCTCCTTCATTGTTTTGATTAAATTTTCGTCTTTTTTTGTTTCAAAAATCTTAACTCTTAAATTTTCAGGAACTTCTCTGAAATCTTCAAACCATTCTATATTGACCGCTGGGTTTTCATTGCAATATTCAACTAATCCACCATGAGTATATAGCATGTTCGAAACCATTTCTACAACTAATTTAATACTTTCGTCTCTAATATTTCCGTCGTTATCCATTATATTGAACTTCCAATCTGAACGCCTTAATTCATCGTTTATAATTTTAAAAGGTGTGTCAACTAAGCAGTATATTAATTCTGCTTCTTCTAGTCCTGTCAAGTCAATATAGCCATTAAGTTGACAAATATAATCCTTATTAGAGATTTCAGTTTCATAAAAAGGAAAAGTCGAGTAATCCCAAGATGATTTTATATCTCTAATTTTAGCCGTTTTATTGTCAGGTTCGCCTTGAAAAAAATCATTATATAATCTTTCTTTGTTTTTGTAAAATGGCTTTTTAGATACGTTAGAATATAGCGTAAAAGATATATCTTCAACTTGTATTCCTTTGTCTAGGTATTTATTTTTTAAATCGCTTCTTCTTTTAAACAAAACTTCTTTGTGTATTTCAGTTAGATAGTTTTTGGTAGTTGTTGATAGTTCATTTTTAGCGTTTTTCTTGTCTAATAAATCGCCTAAAGTTATAGTTTGCTTTTCGGTTATTTTACCTTTAGATTGATTTTCTAAAAGTCTAATCATTTCCTTTTCTTGGTTTTCGGTTAGGTTGGGTTTTACCCCAACCATTAATTTTCCTAAACTAGAGCAACGAAATAAATAATTATCGAAATTTAACGTTGTATTTTCCATGCCTGCAAAGTATTTATATGTTTTGTTTCACCTTCTTTATTTACATAACTGTTGCCTCTTAAATTAAAATCTACTGTAATAGTTTCGTTTAAATTATACGGATCAATTAAATCCGTTCTGTCTTGGTGCAATTCAAATATAATTTCCTGTGCATATTGTTCATTTGTTTTAATTACAAATTCTCTTTTTTGAAATTTCTCTGTAATTACTTGAACTTCTTTTTTTAATATTAATTCTCCTGTAACTTGCATAATTATTTTGTGTTATTTATTATTAAATTATTTTCTACTTCTTCAAATTCTTTAGACAACCTATTTAAAACCTCACTTGGCACGCTATTTTTTAGCTCGTTAAAACTTTCCAATGTTTCGCATTTATTTAAAAAATCAAGCGTCCTCTTGTCTTCTTCATTGTTGTTTAGTTTTTCCAAATCCAAAGGCTCGTTATTATCTGCGTATTTATAACCATTATCATTTATAACTGTTTGATCCATTTCCTGTGCTTTCTGCATTTCAATTGATAAAGGAGCGAAACCGCTATTTAAATGTAATTTTACAACTGTTTTTTTTGCCATCTTATCAAACTCATCTTTCCAATTTCCAAAGCCTTTTTTATATGTTTGCGAGTATTTTTTAGCGTGCTTCTCTATATCTTCTAAGCTCATGTAGTAGATACTCTCAAACCCATTTAGCAACTGAAAATACGAAGCGTAACCAATTACTTTATTTCCTGATTTAGATTTCCAATCGAAATGGAAGCCTTTAAAAGAATTATCTTCTACAAGTTGACCTTCAAAAACTTCTTTAACATCTAACTCTTTGTATTGGTTTGAGTTAATTGCAAGCTGTCTAAATCCTTTGTAACCTATTTGAAATTGTGCTTCTTTACCATAAGGTATAATATAAGCAAAACCTAAATTATTATTTATCGGCATTCCTAAAGATGTCGCTGTAAGACAAGCGTTAAAAATACTTGCAGCGTCGCAATTTTGTAATTGTGTATTTGAATTAAATAAACTTAATGCACTTGTAATGAATTGCGTCTTTCTTTCTCCTAAAACTTCTTCAATTCGTTGTTTAATCGCTGGACTATCTAATAGTTGAGAAAATCCCTTTTTTTGTGTTTGTACGTTACTCATAATGTTTTGTTTTAAATTACTGTGATTATTTTTTTATTTTTAAACGTTTGGATAATGACGACTAATCCAGTGTCTAAACGTTGGTATTGCGTTCTCTGTGGTTTTCTAAGTAACTGATTTAGCCAGATTCTAAATGTTACTATTTTTCTAAGTTTTTTCATAATTATTTGTTTAAAATTTCTATTGCTTTTTTTATTTTGTTTTTTGCGTAAGTGTTTTCTATGCATGAATCTTGCGCATCGTTAAGAAGTCCTATAACCTCTTTCAGCTCGTCGATTGTTATCGTTTTAAAGTCCATAATATTGTTTGTTTTTGAATTATTACTTTAGCAAAGATAGTAAAAAAAAACTATTAAACTAATGTTTTGTAACTTTTTTTAATAAAAAAACCACTCGTTAAAGTGGTTTGGTGGTTAGTAGATTGGTGGTTTTGGTTTTTCGATTGGTTGGTAGTGGGTGACTGATACATAATGATTACAAATAAAATTACCATGTTCTTTTAAAAACCTATCTATAGATTGCGTTCCGTCAGAAAAAAGTATATGACAATCCATATCTTCTTTCGGAGTACCTTTAATCCACCCGTTGTTGTTTTCTATTCCTTGGAGTGATTTGGGGCGTATAGTTTCGTTTATCGGATTATAAGTAAATACATTATTTTCAGATACCTCACTATATGTCAATCCTAATTCAAACAAACTAGAACTATTACACCAACCATTTGAAGCTACGTAGTCTTTTAATTGTTCCCAACAATCCCCGTACGCTTCTTTAATTACTTCTTGTTTTGTCATTTTATATTTCTTTTATTAGTTTTTCTATCGGGCATCCTGTTTTTTCGTGAATGTATATTAATGCTGTTAATATTTTACTCTCCTTGTTGTCGTAACGACTGAACGTATCGGGCGTAACGTTTAAAGGCTTGTCAAAGCTTCTCTTTGATAAAGGCATCATAACACCTTGTTTTATTTCTGCATCGTGTAAATCGTTAAAATATTTAATTGCCCTCTCTGCATCTAATGCATACTTTTTCGGCTTATCAACTAATCGCTGTGTTTTTCTTCTCATTGTTAATTATTTCTTTCTGTTATAAATTCTTTCGGTATTTTGAAATAGCCTTTGACACCGTGACATTCATCTACCATTGTGCTTACAAATTTAGCATGCATTAAACGTTTATTTGGCATTTCGTATTCCATTTTTGTCGGCATTACTATTGATAAATCATTGTCGATTACGCTTGTGAGAAAAGGTAATTTTTCAGCGTTTACATTCTCTTCTTCAATCTTTAGCAATTCGTTTTCTATCTCAAATGATTTCAAAGATTTTAAATAGTTTTTCAATCCAGTATAGTCTATTTTATAATTGTATTTCATCTTCCCATTTATTAAGTTGCTGCACGTCTTTAATTGTCGACTGCAGCAGTTCGTTTAATTCATTGTTTTGATCCTCTGTTAGTTCAATGGTTTCCGTATGCTTACCGTAGTGGTAAACACACTCTTCTATGATCGTTATGTAATCATCCTGTTGCTCTGCATAGATATTAAGGAAGTAATTAGCACTATTCCCCTTCATTCCCACCACTTCTAAATCTCTGCCCGTGTCGAGCTTTAGTTTAGATTTTAGTTTTTTAAATATTTCGTTTTCCATTGCTTTAGTTATTGATCCGATATATTTACACCATTTCGCTTTAAAATCTCACAAAAAGGAGCCTCCAGCATTTCTTTAACATCATCTTTGACATCGTCTTTTATGTCAAATGTGTTTATTACTTGCTTGTGTAAATCGGATATTTTTTTTAAAATCTCTATATTTAAATTTTCGATATTTTTTAAAGAGGATTCTTTTCTTTTTTTTACTACTTTGATTTTCTCATTAATTCTCTCGTCGTTCGATCCTCTCTTATAAAGGTATTCTTGAATTGCTTCAAGCTTTATAAGTTCTAGTTGTTCTGTTGTGTAATTCATGTTATTTGTTTAAAGTGTTAATATCAATTGCTAATCCGTTTTCGATTAATCCGAAAATATCGAAGTGATATTGTAGTAGTTTTTCCATAAATACATAAGGCACGTTTTTAACATCTTTAATTTTTTGAGGAACTGATATTAATTTGTTATTACTTGGAGTTAAAATTGAATAATCAAATTTATCTCCATAACTACCATAATCCGAAAAATCATACTGAAAAATAAAATTATCATCCTTTAACATACCTAATTCAATAGCTATTTCATGTAAAAATGTTTTATGTATTGACACTTCTTTTGCTAAGTCTGAAAGCGGGCGTAGGATTGGTTTAATACTACAGATAGGCTTGTGATTTGAACCGTGTTTTGCATTGAATATACCACACCATCCTATATGATTGGAAATACCTACCAATTCTTCTTCTACAATCTCTTTATTAGGTAAATGTTGGTTAAGCGATTTCAATCCATAAGGTAAATAAGGCGCTAAATGTTTTAATTCTAATTTTTTCATATTATTTGTTTTAAATGTTAATATTCTTTTTTAAAAATTTCAATCGCTTCAATCTCGTTTATTTCTCCGTTTAATTTTACTTTATTTTTATTTTCTTTAGTTAAGACCAACTCACAATCTCTGTAGTTTTCAGCGACTTTACGAACCTTTAGACTGTATTTTGATTTATTATAAGACTCACAACCTACGTAGTTACAATTACAGCCAATTAAGAACTCAATAAAATAAATATAATAACCATTATATTCAATTCTTTTTATTATTGGGTTAGAACCTCTATTTCTATCTTCAAATTTTAAATGATTCATGTTATTTGTTTTAAATGATTAGACTACAAATATAGTTATAAATTAATATAAAACAAATGTTTTAAGCAAAAAAAAGAGTAAAATTTTACTTCTACTCTTTTTTCAAACAAACATCTATGAAAATTAAACTATATATATCCTAACTAACTGATACAAATATATAAAATTATTTTTTAAAAATACGATAAAACCGATATAAAAAGAAAATTAATGTAAAAATAAACCAAACCACCAGCCAAATTGGATATTTATATTTTGTAATCAACTTATCCTTTAATACTATTTTTTCTTTTTCAATATACTTTATTTCAACTTCCTTTTCCTTTAATTGCTCCGTGCCTTTAATGTCTAATTTAGCGTATATCTTGCCGTTTCTTGAATACACATGAACAAAACCAGCATCCGTTAAAATCTTTTGATTAAATGGCTTTATTTCGCCTTTTTCGCTACACGGCTTTTCTATTTCAAATGTATCTGTAACCTTTTCTGTTTTAATTATTAACTTTTCTTTAATAACTGTATCATGTACAGTTAAATATTCCTTTTCGTAAACCGTTTCTTTTTTCGACCTGCAACTGGTTAAAATTACAAACGCAAAAACCCATACTAATAATAAGATGGGTTTTGATATTTTGTTATTTATTAACATTAAAATTATTTTTTTTATGGTGTAAATGTATTGAAAAATATTAATTATAACAAATGATTGGCGACATTAAAACGATCGCCAATCAGGGTGTTAGCAACAATAAAAATTATTTAATCGTTACCGTTTTATCGTGTTTCCAATTTGGAGGATTATTAAATACGACAGAGTTGTTTTGGTTAAGCCATTTTTTGTAAATCAATATTCCGTTTCTATAAACATATATCTCATCACCTATTTTTTTTGAGTGCATCATAATTTTAAAAGTTGCTAACAATAGCTATAAATAAAAGCCGTTATTAAGGTTATTTCTTTGAATCAATCATTTGTTATACGGCTTCAATTCATAGCCAAGCCGTTAGTGGCGAACGTAGGATCCCCAACACCGAGCATCCTACGAACCACGAAAAATTAAATCCTTGTATTACCCTCTTCAAACGCTTCGGCAGGTGAAAATGATTTGTAGCCATCTTTGTAAACCACATAATAACCTCCTACTTGTGGTTTGTGTTTATGCAAATAATCACCTTCAACTCTAAAAGGTGCATAACCTTCTTCTTCGGGAGTAATAATTGCACTTCCATCGCTTTCACGATTTTCTCCTTCTCCATCTCTTACAATGGATTTAATTTTTAAAGCCCATACTTCTTTATGGCTTCTGTACTTTGGCATTTCTACTGATACGCTCATATTGTTTTTATTTATTTGTTATTGTTAAAATATAAAGAGTTCGTTTTAGTTTGATTTGTTTTTTCTAAGTTGTTTTCAAAATTAATTAAAGCGCTACCTTTAGGTAAATCACTAATTAATTTAATTACACCTACTAATGAGATAAGAACTATTAAGATGATTGCTAATTTTTTCATATTGTTTGATTTAATTACTATTGCTTTATTGCTCTACAAAGATAGTTATTTTTAAATACAAAACAAGTGTTTGAATAAAAAAGTTTGTGTTTTTGGTAAACTTTAACATTTGGCACAAAAAAAACACGTTGTTAGCGTGTTTAAATTTTACCATCTTGCTTTTGCTCCTCGAATATCGTAATGGGTAAATGTTTTGTAAATACCTATTCCTCCTTGCTTCATTTTGCCCTCGTCGATTAGTTTTTCAATCGTTAGTGCAACTTCTCGTGGTGCCATGCCTTTGAT